GATGGGGGGCATGTCCTGAAGGGTGTTGAGCAGGGCACGCAACTGGGTGGCCGCCTCGTCGGCCGACGTGCCCGACAGGGTCATGGCCGACATGGCGCCAGCGATCTCGCCGTAGCTGACCCCGACCGCTGACGCGATGGGGATGACAGCCGAGAGCGCGCCGGCCATCTGGTCGGCTTCGCCCTTGCCTTCACGCACGGCCACCGTCAGGATGTCGGCTGCTTTGGCCGCCGACATGTTCTCCTGGCCGTACGCGTTCATGGCTGACGTGGTGGCGTCGGCGACGGTCTGCACGTCACCCAACCCGACGGCCGCGCCTTTGGTGGCGACCTCAAGGGTCTCGATCGCTTTCGAGCCCTCGATGCCGGAGCTGGTGATGAAGTACAACGCCCCGGCGCTCGCGTCGGCGGCGATGCCGTACTGCCGGCTCAGGTTCTTGACGTCCTCAGCCCACCCCGTGGTCTGGGAGCGGGACACGCCGACGAGCGCGTTGATCTTCGTCATCTCCGAGTCGAACGCCGCGAAGGCGCTGACCGCCGACTTGCCGATGAGAGCCAACGGCGCCGAGACAGCGAAGGTCATCTGTCGGCCGGTCTGGGCCGCGGCCGCACCGATGCGGGCGAAGCTCGACGTGACACCCCGCTCCAGGTCGCCACCGGGCCCGCCGCCACCGGGGACAGCGGTACGGGACGCCTGGGCGATCGCTGCTTGGAGTTGACGGCCGACGTCACCGACGTTGAACCGGACGTCAACCCAGACAGTCCCGACCGACGCCGGCATCAGGCCACCATCATTCGGGCAAACTCAGATGGTCGCACGGTGCGAACCTCCGGGGGCTTCTCGCCGGGACGGGGGACGTGCACGGGGTCGGGCAGGTGGTGCCGTTTCACGCCGGCCATCAACAACGACTCGACGCGCATGACCGAAAGCATCTCGACCAGTTGAGCGAGCAGCTCGTGCAGGTTGTTCCAGCTCTCGCGTTCGACCTTGTCCCGTACGGCACTGGCGAGCGTGAACACGTCGTCGCACGTCTGGGCGTACAGGGTGGGCTGGTCGATGCCGGTCTCCACCGACAGGTCAGCGATCAGTCGTCGCCAACTGCCGGAGACGTAGGGTCCCCCGGTTGGACCTCACCTTCGGTCGTGGCCTTCTCGATGAGGTGCACGGTGTCGAGCCACGTGTCGAACTCGTCGGGGCACCCCAGGTAGTGCCAGACGGCGAACCCCATCGCTTCCACACCGGGGATGGTGTCACCGGGCCATTTGCGTTCGACCTCGACGAGGCCCCGGAAGTTGGATTGCACGACCTCGGTGCCACCGTCGACGTAGGTGACCTTGAAGTCACCGATGGGCATGAACGAGCCGGCCATGTCAGGCCGTCTCGTAGGTCGCGGTCTCCGTGGTCTCCGCGTCGGTGGTGCCGAGCAGCGCGGCCGGGTCGTAGGCCGGGTCGTCGGTGACCATCTCGAACGACGGCGACCCGTCGGCCGGCACCAGGATCTGCATCGTGACCGGGAACGTCGAGGCGTCCTCACGGACCATCTTCGTTTCCACGCCCTCACGGTTCTGCACCCGCGGGTACTCGAACCGGTACGTGTAGAGACCGTCGACGAACTCGACGAGCATCGCCTTCTCGTCCACCACGGACGCGTCGGGGGGCGTGTACCGGAACGCACCGGTCACACCGTCAGCGGCGAACGTGCCGCCACCCATGGCGAGGATGAACTGGTCCTGGCCCTGCTGCATCATCGCGAACGCGATCGTCTTCGGGGCTTTGGTGGCGATGATGCGCACCGGCTCCAACGCCTGCATCGCGTAGATCTCGGTGATCTCACGGCCGTAGTTGGCGGTGATCCCATCGGTCGTCACGTACCCGAGGTCAACCCACGGGTCGGCGAGCGCCGTGCCGAACGCCGGGAACGCGGTACCGAGAGGGGCAACGTGGATGGTGGCGTCACCCGCTACGCGGATGTCACCTGAATCGAATGCCATGGGGGACTCCTTGGCTTGCTAGGGGTGGGTGTAAACCGACGCCATCGCCAACCACCGGGGCTGCGGTGGCAGGTAGCTGTCGTCGGGCAGGTAGGACAGGTCTCCCCACGTCACGCACGTGACCGTGCCGACGCCGGGGTGGTGGCCGACCAACTCGTCGGTCATGGCCGCCCGGGTGAGGTCGATGAGCTGTCGGGCGAGAGCTTTCGGTCCGCCGTAAGCGTCGATTTGCAGGTAGGACTCGTCGAGGTACAGGGGCCGGGAGAACACGGGTGACCCGGCGATCTGGCTGACTTTCACGAACGGGAACACGGCCCGGTTGGGAACAACGGTGACGACCCGGTCGTCGACGATGGCGGTGATCTCCGGTCGGGCCCGCAACCAGCCGGCGACGAGCCGTTCGGCGTCGACCGTCACCGTTTGATTCCTGTCGCCCGCGTCGCCTGGGTGTTCCAGTTGTCGCCGTGGTGCTTCTCCGGGTTGGTGGTGCCCCCGAAGCGGCGCAACGTGCGCCGGAACGGGGCGTACGGCGGGTTCTTCGCTGACCCCCACTCAACGAGGTGACCGAACGGGTCGGTGGAGAACACCCGGTACCACGTACGAAACGACGTGGTTGAAATGCTCTCCCGGAACCAGCCGTGCCGGATCGGGTTGCGCCACGGCCACGACAGTGATGCACCGTGGGGTGCCTGGGCGATGACACTGCCTTCCACGGCCGCGGCCGTAACTGCCAACGCCGCGCGAGCACCGGGCATCGACTCCAGTTCGGCCTGGAGGACCGGCCGGTTGATCTGCACTTTCATCTTCGTGACGCGAGCCACTACAGACGCCTCACGGCCGTGGCCTCGATGTGGGTCTCGTAGCCGGTGACGGGATCAATGACGACCCACGGGGCGCCGTAGACCTGAAGGAACATGCCTTGGACGTCGAGCGTGTCGTTGGCGTCCACGAGCGTCGACGGCAGGAAATACACCTGCCACCGTTCGACCTCGATCTCGTCTTCCTCGGCCCGTCGGGACTGGGTCACGTAGCACCGTTCGTCGGTGGTGGTGACGGTCCCCACAGGATGGTCGCCGTACTCATCGGTGGCCCCGGGGTCGGAGTGGTTGAGCTGACAGACGATCCTCATGAGTTGATGGATCGGATGGTCTCTCACGACAACGGGAACCAGTCGGCCTGAGGGGTGTGCAAGTTCTCGGCGTTGTCGACCGGGACGTAGCCCAAGGGGTTGGACTCGAACCCGAACCCGGGGGTCAAGGGCACGTTCTGTAGCCCCTGCCCCCGGTTCAGCAAAGCGAGGTTCGCTCGCTCGGCGTTCGTCAACCACGCGCCCCCGTAGCGCACGCTGACGGCCCCCAGTTGCGCCGACTCGATGCCCGCCGGGTTGTACCAGCCCCGTAGCGCAGCGACAGCCGTGAGGCTCGTCACCAAGTCGGGGACGGCCCCCAACGCCGGGGGGTCATCCGTCGTCACCCAGTTCTCGTTCGCCTCGAACCGGATCAACGCGCTGGCGTCGTCGAGCAACGCCTGGGCCCGTGCCTGGTCGTCGGGGTCGTCGATGGGGTGACCCAGCCGGGCCTCCATGTCGGCGACCGTGGCGAGCGAAGGGAGCATTACGGCCCCGGGGTGGCCACGACGCGGATGGCTCGCTGGGCGTCGAGCACGCTCGCACCGGCGAACACGTTGACCACGAGACGGTCCTGCATGAATGACGGGTCGTAATCCCGGATCATCCGCAGGGCCAGGCCCTGGTAGGAGATCGACGCTCCGAACGTGCAACCGGCGGGCACGGGCGGCGCCTTGAGCACGAAAGCGAAGGCGTCCCGGTCGAAGATCATGAACGTGTTCGCCGTCAACTCGTTCGTGACGATCACGGACATGCCGTAAAGCCGGCCGATGGTGGCGTTGCGCAGCGCCTCGGTGCTACCGGAGTCCTGGTAGCGGACCAGGCGGTTGGCTTCGTCGATGAGGAGGCTCATCTCGATCTCCGGTGATACCAACAGGATGCGCCCGCCGACGGGCACGTTGCGCTTGTTGAGCGTCATGCGGGCCTCGAGGACGGCGGCGTGGATCTCCGCCGCGGTCGTGTCGGGCGTGATCGTCGCCGATGCCGTGAAACCGTTCATGACGTCGGCAAGGGTCTTCTCGGCGCCGATACCCACGGGCTGGGCGACGGGTTCGACGACCTGGCGGGTGAAGTCGGTCAGTTCGAACGTGAAGTCCTCGTCGGTGATGGGGACGCCCTTGTAGAGCATCGGTCCCATCGTGAGGGGAACGGTCGACTCGGTGAGACGGTCCAACACGATCGGGGTGCCGGCGTCACGCAACGTCTGGTCGTAGGTGCGAGCCCCGCCGCCGGTGACAACGGGAGGCGTGCGGATGTTGATGACGGTCCCCGAACCACCGCCGAAGTCAGCTTCGGCCTGTCGGTTGACGAGACGCGGCAGGATCAGGTCCTGGACGAGCGCCCCGATCATGAGCTTCGAGACGACCTCAGGCGTGTAGAACGCGTTAGCGGCCACGGCTTACCTCCGGTTGCGATGTGCGTCGAGTGCCGTGGTCGGACTCGACGGGGTTTACGGCAGCTCGCCCCGGCCTTTACGGATGAGTGTCACGGGGTCGTCCTTGTCCAGAGAGGACGTGGAGGGACGGCCGTTCACCATCCGTTCGACGGGGCGGCCCGGCATGGCGGGCTTGTTGTTGCCGACGGCGTCGAGTAGTTCGGCAGCCGATTGTTCGATCTCTTCTTTGCTTGACCCGGTCAGGAACTTCACGAGGTCCGACGGCACGCCCTTGTCGGCGGCGATCGTGTGCCGCAGCAGGGCGACCTCGGCTTTGGTCCGGGCGTCGCGCTCGGACGTGAGTGCCTCGTTCAGTTTCGTCGTCTCCGACTTGGCCGACTCCTGCGCATCGGCGTGCGCTTTGGCCAGAGGTTCGAGTTCCTTGAGCCTGTCGTTGAGTTCCTTGACCCGTGCCCGTTCGGCGGCGAGCGCCTTCTTGCCGCCCTCACCGAGCACCTCGTCGCCGTCCGTCGCGGACGGGACCGGGGTGTTGGTGTCGGTGGAGCGGGTCGAGATGACCGGCGGCGGGCCGGCCGGGGTGGGGTCGAGGGTGGGGGTGGGGGTGGTCTGTGTGGGGTTGG